ATTTGTGTTTTTATATTCAATGCGATGATAGAGTTTTGGCATTTTAGACATAAATGCTTGAATTTTTTCAAATACTTCAACGCCTAATTCATTTAAGAATTCTTCTATTTCTTCTTTGCTATAGTCAGCAGGATCAAAAACATCATCACCTTCATAGATTTTATCGATACAACGTAGGATAAGTTCATAAAAAGCATCTTCACCAGAATTGGCAAAATCTTTATCATCAAATATAGACGCGGGCGGATGTCTCATGACGATAGCTATTTTGTCATCAACTTTGACGACTTGTTCAATATTTTCCGGAAACTTGACATCAACCTTTAAAAGATCAATTTCGAAATCATATACCTGTTTATCGTCATTGTCAATATATGAAACTTTAACCATATTATTAATCGAAACTGCTCTAAGTCTAAGAAACAAATACTCAACATCAAAGATAGCAATCTTATCAATATCAAATGACTTATTAATAGCGCAGTTATTCACAATTTGCTTTACAGCTCTTAGAATATCGCCTTGATCGCCCGATGCTTTTGCTATCAGAAGAAGTTTTTCCTCACGAACAAGAAAAGGTCTAAAAAGTTCTTTTTTTCCTGTTGATGGGATTGTGAATTCATGAATTGGGTGTTTGATTTTAGGTAGTGGCATAATATAACTCCATTGTTAAAAATTTATCGGCCAATTGGTGTTTGACCAGGCTGAAGTGTGAATGCACCCCCTGGTGCACTATTTCTACCCGCTCTGGCATTTGCTGTATCACGTAATATTTGTGGATTTTCGGGTCCATTTCCAAAACTACGATTCGTAGCAGAGGAATATTGCGGACGTGATGGTGCAGGTGTAGGAACAATTCTATTGGTTGTAAGCCCAGGTGTCGATGTATTTATTGATTGAGTAGAATAATCCAAACCTTCAAAATACCACTCTGTAAATGAAAATCCAACATTAATCATCATCAAATTATTTTTTTCATTCCATGATAATGCAATATCGCTCAAAGAACTTGGATAGGCCTGAACCAATTTTACAGTATTGACTAGAGTACCATTATTATTGTATATGTCAATTTGAAAATTTGGTGCTACATAATTACTTTTATAATTTGATGTATATTTTAATCCCGACCCTGTTTGATTAAAATCAAAGATTTGATTAATCCAAATACTAAAAAATTTCCATATTGAATTTTCTTTATCTTCAATAAATGATATCGAAAGATCATTAAAAGATACATTACTTGGTGTTTTATGATCCGGGCCTACTGCATAACGATATGACTTTATCATATTAAAATTAACACCAGGAATTTTAATATTAGATGCTCTAAATGTAAGAGTTTCTTGAATTTCACTATTAAATATAGTTGGCAAAGTTATTGTTACCAAAAATTTATTATTTTGTATTGTCCCACGTTCATTAATTTTTGATGAGAATTCCGCTATATTAAATCCAGCCATTAGACCATGCCTCTCGAATCTTTCCAGACTTGTTCTTTGGTTGCTTTTTTAAATTGTTCTGTCGGTAACATTAAAGCAGAATCCCAATTTGTAGGTTCAATATTTAGGTAACTACTCTGGACATGAGTTGCAAGATATTGTTTAATGCAAGGTTTAAAATAATGATATTTTGATGCATTGCTAAGAATGCTATATGATAATTTAAGTTTTGTTGTTTCATTATAAGCAGTATTATTGATTGTCTGATATATTGCATTCATTAGCTTTGCTCTGAGAACGGGTGGTAAGTAATGAAGATTAATACCTAAAAAACCATCTTTTCTTAGATCGATTGGAAACACTAGAGGAAACATATCATAGTAAGGAAGTGTTTCTTTGTATTTTGGATCATATGAAAACATATACATTTTGCCGATTGATTCAACATCAATTGAATTGACCAAATTATCACGATCATCTAACATCAAATTTTTATTGACTCTATATACCTTTTGTGCGGCATTTTGAAACCACTTTCTAGCATCTCTACGTCGAGTAGTTTCATTGATGCCTTCGGCTCGACCTCTTTCCGACAACTGTTGAAAAATATAAGCTGTCATTTACCGTAAATATCCTTTTCAGTCATTATTTGAAATTTCCATTTTCGATCTTTGCAATACTCTTCTGCAGCGTGCCATTTAGCAGAATTCACACCCCAAGTATAAACTTCATTAATATATCGTTTAGTTGAAGTCTTTTGTTTCTTAGGTTCAATTGTTTGAGCCAAAGGCTTTACTTCGATCATAATCGTTTCTTTATTCTTTGTATTTATTATAAAGTCAGGAAAATATCTATGAATTTTACCATCAATTGGTGAACGATATTGAACAACGTGTTCTTCGGATGACCACCATACAATATCTTGATGTGCATCAAAATGAGACATTAATCGTAATTCCCAACTTGATCTATACACGATATTAGTTGGATTGCCCCTATATTTATGTGGGTTCAAAGGTTTGAAAAAGCCCTGAAGATATTTTGCCATTTTGTTTTATCAGTATAAATAAGAATAATGATATTTATTCTAGGATTAAAAAATAATGTCTGGTTTTTTAGTAGCAGCGGGAAGAGCATTAAATGTTTTCACGGGTGCCGTGACACGAGGTGGAACTAGAGTAATCACTGGTGCAGTAGTAGCATCACCATATGTTCAAACAGCTGTAGTTGGTGCTGTAGCTGTAGGTGGTGCCTTTGCTTTAAATGATGCAGCAGATCTTTACAATAGTAGAAGAGGTATGGCTGGACAATTTCAAGCTCAACGCCAATTCCCGAATGATTTAACAAGTGTTACACCATTTTATATGTCATTTGGATTTCAAGCATATGTTAAGAGATCTATTGAAAATTCCCCATTTTTAAGATCCGAAGGCACAATTAGACTTCCTATTCCTGATTCTTTAAAAGATACAACATCCGTAACTTATACACCAACATCATTTAGTGGTAGTCCAGGCAATCAAGCTATTGGAGCTGGACTCGAAGCACTATCTAACCAAGGTCCATCAACGGGATTACTATCATCAATTACTAATGGAGCAGATGTTATAAAAAATGCTACAGCAGGTGCTGCAGCTGGAGCAGCTCAAAATGCTCTTGGCGGCGAAGGCAGTGCCGCTGTTAGGGCCTATAGTGGTGTAACACTCAATCCTTATCAGACCATTCTTTTTGAAAAACCAAATTTTAAATCCCATTCGTTCACTTGGAAACTGGTGCCGAAAGATGGTAATGAAAGTGGTATTATTCGTGATATTGTTAGAGCTTTTCAATATCATATGTTGCCAGGTGTCAGTGATGGGGTTGGTCTATTTTTCTCATTTCCAAGTATGGTCACAGTTAGTTTATTTCCATCATCTGAATTTTTATATAGATTTAAACCATGTGTAATTGATAATGTAACTGTCAATTATTCTCCTGATGTTACACCTTCATTTTATAGAGGTACAAATGCCCCAACTGCGGTTACGATTACAGTCAGTCTAAAAGAAATTGAATATTATACCAATAAAGATTTTTCGGCTGAAGCATTTAATGATACTGTTGCTTTAGGTTCTCAAGCCACTATGTCTGCTAGAAGTGGAAATATTGTAGTATCACCACAGGCACGTGCTCAAAATCCATCGGAGCCATAAGGAATAAGTAGATGGCTGAAAAATATTTTGAAAAATTCCCAATTATTAGATATAACGGTACACCGATTCGTAATATCACCGAACGAGCAACTGTTTTAAATTCGGTTTATAATAGTCCAGTTTTTTATTATCCATATAATATTCAACAAGGCGAACATCCTGATGAAATAGCAGATCGTTATTATCAAGATGAATATATGGGTTGGGTTCTTCATATAACAAATAAAGTTGTTGATCCATATTATGATTGGTATCTTGACCAGGCAACTTTTGATGATTTCATTATTAAAAAATATGGCAGTTTAGAAAATGCCACATCAAAAGTAAAACACTACAGAAATAATTGGTATGCAAATGAAGGTACAATTTCTGTATCCGCTTTTGAAAATTTATATCCAACTGTTAAACGATTTTACGAACCAATTTATGCAGATGTTCTTTTTTCTACTACACCACTTGCATATAGACGAAAACAAATCGACTGGAAATTAACAACAAATGCTATTGTACAATATACTGTAACAGAACCAGTATTTGTTACTGATGAGGTAGTTGATGTATATAGTGGAAATACGATTATAGGAAATGGTCAGGTTTGTGGAAAAAGTTTTGAGTATATAGCAACAAATGGCCAAATATCAGTTTCACCACTTTTAATTCACCACACATTCGGCAATGTCACACAAAATGGTGCTACACATTACGTTATGGGTAGAGAAAGTAAAGTTAAAACTCTTTACACTAATGCGATTCTTATAACCAATAATATTCCAGCAAATGAAACAACTTACTGGAGTCCAGTTTATTACTATGATTATGAGACCGAAATTAACGAAAAAAATAAATCAATCCAAGTTTTGAAGAAACAATAT